ATTCATAAAAGAATTTACGCAGCCTTAAAACAAGAATTCAAATTAATGGCAAGAGTTTTCAAGTTATATCTACCACAAGAATATCCTTACGATGTTGTTGGCGGTCAAAGAATGATCAAACAGACAGACTTTGACGATAGAGTAGATATATTGCCAGTTGCAGATCCAAATATTTTCTCACAGACACAGCGTATTTCCCTCGCACAGTCGGAGCTGCAGCTGGCAACATCTAACCCACAAATACATAATTTATATCAAGCCTATAGAAACATGTATGAAGCATTGGGTGTAAAAGATATTGATAAACTTTTAAAACGACCACCAATTCCCGCACCAAAGGACCCAGCGTTAGAGCACATTGATGCTCTCGCTGGGAAACCATTCCAAGCTTTTCCTGGTCAAGATCACAGAGCGCACATAACTTCACATTTAAATTTTATGGCAACAAACATGGCTAGAAATAATCCAACTATTATGGCTTTGTTAGAAAAAAATTGTTTTGAACACATCTCGCTAATGGCACAAGAACAAATTGAAGTAGAATTTAGACAAGAGATGCAACAACTTATGGCAATACAACAAAATCCACAAGCAATGCAGAACCCACAAATACAGATGCAGATGAAAATGTTGTCAGAAAAAATTGAAGCAAGAAAAGCACAACTAATTGCTGACATGATGGAAGAATTTATGAAGGAAGAGAAGAAAATTACCTCTCAATTTGACAATGATCCTATCGCTAAGTTAAGAGCAAGAGAATTAGACCTTCAAGCACAAGAAAATGCTAGAAAAAAACAAGAAGGTGAAGAGAGAATTAACCTTGATAAGATGAGAGCAATGATGAATCAAGAAAATCAAGACGAAAAACTTGAACAAAACGAAGAATTAGCAAAATTAAGAGCAAATACTTCAATCGAAAAGACAATTTTATCAAAAACTTTGCCAAATGCCAAAGATATGAGCACAGGAGGAGTCATAATTAAGAGAGACGACTAAAATTGTCGACAAAATTTTAAAAAAAGAGTAAAGTAATTAACAAAGGAGCTAATATGGCAGAAAAAAACAAAAAAGACCTTAACCACGAAATGTTTACGAACAAAGATGGTTATGTTGAAGGTGGAAAAGAGATCGAAACAACTAATCCAGCTGAAACACAAGACGCAGAAGTTCAAGGTCAAGGAAATATTTTAAAAGAGAAAAAAAGAACAGCTAAGTGGTACTAATATGGCTTGGTTTAGTCTAGCAAAAATTGCTTTACAAGCGGGAAGTAAAATTTACTCTAACCGCCAGAAGACAAAGATGGCTATGTCTGATGCACAACTAATGCACGCAGAAAAAATGGCTCGAGGTGAGGAAACTTACCAAGGCAAATTGTTAGAAGCGAGACAAAACGATTATAAGGACGAATTTGTACTCGTAATAATTTCGGCGCCTATCGTGGTGCTTATGTGGGCAGTTATGTCGGACGATCCAACTGCGATGGAGAAGGTAAAACTGTTCTTCGAGTACTTTCATGAGCTTCCGAAATGGTTTACCAATTTATGGGTGCTTGTAGTTGCAAGTATTTTTGGTATAAAGGGTACACAAATATTTAGAAACGGAGGAAAAAAATAATGGCAAATCCAAGATATAGTAAAATAGCAAACAGACGTGGCGCCATGGGTGGCGGCATGATGAGACCTGGATATAAAAAAGGAACACCTGAAAAGAAAATGGGTGGTAAGAAAAAAATTGATCCTAAAAAACAACCAGGTTTAGCAAAGTTAAAAAAGAAAAGACCTGATGTTGTAGCTAAAATGGGCTTCTTTAAAAAAGGTGGAAGAGCATAATGGCTGGTAAAGGTTTATACGCGAACATACACGCTAAAAGAAAAAGTGGTAAGAAGATGCGAAAGAAAGGTGCAAAGGGTGCGCCCACTGCAGCTAACTTTCGAAGAGCAAAACAAACAGCAAAAGGATAATTATGACTAAACTATGTCCAAGAGGTAAGGCCGCAGCGAAAGCAAAATTCGATGTATACCCAAGCGCCTATGCTAATGCCTATGCTTCTAAAATTTGCGCGGGTAAAATCAAAGATCCTTCTGGAACTAAAAGAAAAGATTTTAAAGGTCGTAAGCCGTCTGCAATGGGTGGAAGAATTAAATTAGCAGGTGGTGGTCTAAGAGAAGCTACTGATAGACTAAGAAGACAAGGTCTTAGAGGTGGTGGAATGTGCAAAAAAGGGATGAATAGAAAAATCCTAAGAAAATAAAATGGCAAAG